GTATAGATGGTACTAATTACGCTCCAATTATTGCTGCTCAAACTATTACTTCTAACGGTACAACTGTTTATAGTGTGTCGGATAGACCAGTAAAATTTGTAAAAGCTGTATTTGTCAGTGAAGCTGGCGGAACTGCTGCAACGGTATTATTTAACATTGCTGCTATATAAATGTCTGTTTTACCTACAACAAAACTTGGGTATACTCTTGGTGTAAATAGAGATAAAAATATTTATGGGCAAGGTGAAAGACTTGCTAGAAATCCTTTTGAACAAAGTAGAGGACGTACTAGAATGGCAGGTGATAGACGAGTTGATATCTTTACTGCAGAAAGGGACTACATGAGAGCCCCAAATGTCAGAGGAGATTTATTACCTAATCGTTTTATAGCTTCCCTACCAGTATCTAGATTGGAGAATTCTGATGGCTAAAGGAAAAATGCCTCCCCAGCTTCTTGAATATTTTAAGAATAAAAATAAAAAGAAAGAAGATGGTGAAAAAATGACTGACAAAGAAAAGCGTAAAGAAGCTTTAGATAAGGCTAGAGATGCTAAAGCTAAAAATATGAAAAAAGAAAAATAGCAAAAAAACCTTCCTATATAATTAAACTAAGTCTTCTAGAAAGTAAAAGTGTCAAGCAGTAGTTCAAACAAACAACCATTAATGGTGGATCGCCCAGCAACCACCTCTACATTATGTACAGTTTCATCAGGCCAATCTTTTTTAACAAGTTTACTTCCTACAGCGGTTGGTAATGCTACAAAAGTATTTGATGTTGATTCAGGTTTAACTGATACTGCTATTAGTGGAGCCTATATAGATGAAATATTTTTTAGATATTCAAAAAGAGTTTTACAAACAGTTGATGCTGTTACTCCATCAACAGGAACTTATTCTGCAAACAGCACTACTTGTACCGTTACTTTGTCTACAGGACATAATTTAGAAATTGGGCAGAAAGTATTTTTAGATTTCTTAACTTATAGCTCAGGTGCAGTTCCAAAGGATGATGAATTTACAGTTTTAGATACGGTTAATTACACTACTACAACTTTCGATGTAACAATTCCGTCTGTAGGTAGCACGATTACAGGAAATGTCGATATATCTTTACCTATTGATTTTTGTTTTTATCTTGTTAATACAGGAACAGTAACTAATATAAATCAATTTTTTCCTTTATTTGTTGCAAGTATTGATTGTAGTCAGCAGTCTTACAGTTTATCTTTAGAAAAGATATTACCTTTTATAAATCACCCAACAGTTCAAGCAGGAGCTAATTTCGTAAGTGCTCATTCTGATGTAGCTCCAAAACAAAGAGGTCTAATGTTAAAAAGAGGTCAAGCTTTATATGTAGCTGCGAGTGGAGCAACTGCTTTAACGAGTGGATTTTTCTGTAATGTCCAAGGTGGTTTCTATTAGATAGAATGGCATTTGAAATCAAAGGTTTTGATCAGTCTTCAAATTTTGATTTTAAAAAAAAATTTAAAAAATTTGATAATAAACCTAAAGAACCAAGTGTATATCCAAGAGGATCTGATGGTTACGTATTAGAAAGTGAAGTTAAGTTTTATAATCAAGACTCTTTATGGACACGATGGAGAAGAGGATATGAGTTATATACATTTACACAACAGATATTAGGATCAACTTCTAAAGAGAGAGATAGGAGAGGAGACTATAGATTATTTTTCACCTTCCAACAATTTCCAGGAGTTTTTATTCCAGCAAGAATATTTACTTTTCCTTCTACAAATCAAGAATTAGGTGAGCATATATGTGGCATGAGAGACACAGATGGTTTTAGTTTTTATGAATTTGGATTACCAATATTAGAAGTTAGATATTTAGCTCCATCTGTAAATGCAACTTATTCACAAAGTGGGACATCTTTAGTAGTAACAAAATCCGATCATGGTTTATTTCCAGGAGATTCTGTTTTCTTAGATATATCTACTGGTACTGGTATTGATGAGACATTAACAATTGTAAGTAAAACACAGAATACATTTACTGTTACAGCTTCTAATTCTTTAACAACTTCAGGTAATGTTATTTATCATAATTCAACAGAATTTAATGATACTCGATGGAGATTTGTAAGAGTTAAATTAAGAAGTTTACCAACAGAAGTTGCTTTCTTAGCTGGTGAAAGAATGGCCGACAGAATTATTGAAAAAGATCCGGGAATTACCTCTACATATTCTAGATCAGGATCAGAAGTTACTATTACTTGTAGTTCAATTCATGGATTATCTACCGGAAATAAAGTATTTTTGGATGTTAGTACAGGTAATGTTCCCTCCGGAAGATATACAATAGAAGTCATCTCAACAACTGAATTTAAAGTCACTACATTAACTAGCGGAACAACTTCAGGTAATTTAACTTTAAGTAGATTACTGAGAGGATTTAGATATGACGATTATGTTGGATATACCGTAACTGGATCTGATGCAAATACTAATGAAATTATATTTCAGAAAGCAGATAGTTATGGAGCAAAAACAGTAGATACAGTTGCTAAAACAACAGTTCCAGCTCATAGAGGATTTGCTGTAGGTAGATTTTTAACCACAGAATTAAGATGGAATTGTTCTTGTCAAGATTTTTCTAGAAGAGATAGTTATGATTTATTTAGTAGAAAAAATCATGAGAAGTTTCCGGTCACTGCTTTAAGAGATACAAAACCTGGTAATGTATTACAACCAGATGGAAGTTTATCAGATGAAAGAGATATTCCAGGAACCTTTAGAGACTTAGGATATGTAACTATAAATAATTTCTATCAATTACCTGAATACGAAGATGAAAAAGAATTTTCTTTCCAAAATTTACTTTATTATCAATTACGTTGGTGTAAACATATTTACGCAGCTATGTGGTCACTTCTCCATGATGAAGGCAATGAACCATTGAAGTTAGCAGCAAAATATGAACAATCCGGAATAAATATTACTGTCAATTTTGAAAATCATAATCTAAATAAAAACGATAAAATTCAATTAAATTTTACAAGTGGAAATGCTATTTCAGGAGAATATACAATTACTGATGTACCAAATCCAAACAGTTTTGTAGTCATATATCCTTTTGCTGAAACTTCCAGTGGTTATGTTACAGTTGAAAATTTAAAAAAACATGAATATATTGGAGCATGGTTATTAGAACCTAATGATAAACCTATAGGTAAAGGGTTAGATAATTGGGAAAAGAGGTGGGCAAAAGAAAAAAGAAAAATGCAAGAAGCTGTTGAAATATTTGCTCTATATAATAGGTCTACAAAATGGGAAGGTAATAAAGAAATAATAGGAAATTTTAACAATAGACAAAACGTAGCAAATTTTGATCCTTCTGTTGTAGCTATGAATTTAACAGATAGTTTAAAAAGAGATGCAGCAGGCAATTTAGATAGAGATGGCAAACCATTAAATACTACAAACAGGTTAATAGCAATGGTAAATAAATTATTTAATAAAGCACCGACTGTTTTAGATGATATAAAATTCGGAATTGTAAATAAGCCTTTAATTGAATTTACGGATGCTTTCGAATCAGGTTTAGTTAATGCAGGAAATTATATTAATGGAGAGCTAATAGATTCTGCTATTAATACTAGTAATCTTGATGCAAGCACCTATGGTCCAGATACTGCTCAGGATACAGTAGTAGATGCAGGACTATATATAAACGTCGAAAGTTAATTATGGCAGTACAAATTCAAACAAGAAGATCAAGTGTAGTTAATGACAGACCATTCCCCACAAGATTAGGAGCTGGAGAACTTGCATTAAATAACAATAATGCAAGCCCAGGATTATTTTTTGCTGATGATACAGCTTCTCCAAGTACAGGTTTAATTAAAGTTGGTCCAGTTCATATTGGTAGTACAGCACCAAATACTTCTGCTGCTGGATTTACTTCTTTAAGTAAAGGAGAAACTTGGCTTGATACAGCAAGTACTCAAATATTTAAAATACATGATGGATCTTCATTTTTATCTGTAAAAGCAGTCGCATCTGTTTCTGCAGGACAACCAGCTAATCCTATCAATGGTCAATTACATTGGGACACAAGTGGTGGTGGTAGTGGTGTTTTAAAAATATATTTATCTTCTAGTTCTAGTTGGGTTAATGTCTAGTTAGTGTGATTTAGAAGATGATCTAAAATTCTATCTAATTTGGTATGTACACCTTGCATCTCTCTTAGAAAATCTTCTTTTAAAACATAATCATGAATGACACTATTTTTTAAATCATCTACTTCTCTTTGAATCCTATCAAATTTTCTATCTATTTTTTTATTAAAATTACCTAGAGCTCTGCTGATACCAGCAAATGCACCAATACTTCCTGATATGATTGCAGCAATTACTTGAGGTTCCATACTTTTATTATAATAGTAGGCACAGTTTAAAATAGATATTAATAGAGGTAAATTATGTCAACTGCTTACGAACCTAATATACAGGGAGCTATTGCAGTCTTACGAGATTTGATGATAGCAAATAGTTTTACTATGACTCGTGAACCATATGAACCTAATTACAGAGGATTATGTGATGCAGTCATAGATTTGAAAGAAGGTTTTCCAAGTTTTTCACCTTTACAAGTTAGTTTTGATGCCACAGCTTTTGAAAATGTTACTGAAGGAGATGCCTTATATATGAGAACATCTGATGGTCAAGTAGGAAAAGCTACTGCAGCGGATGGAACATCTGAAGCTGCAACTGTTGTTGGTTTTGCAAATGCTACAGCAAGTGCTAATGCAAGCGTGAAAGTTGTTGTTGTAGGGATTAAAAGTATGACAAGTTTAGATGCTGGTGATTTGTATTTTCTCTCACCAAGCACAGCCGGTGCCATAACTTTGACTCCACCATCTAGTGCTGGACAGGCTGTAGTCAGACTAGGAGAGGCTGCTACTTCAACTAGTTTTGCAATACAAATTGAACCTCCTATTAAATTAAGTTAATGTCTAGCGTAGAAAATAATAATCCTTATCAACCTAATGCTCAAGGTTTTGTTGAAGTCCTTTTAGATTTTAAATCAACATTTCCTTCTCCGCTTGCTTTTAAAGTTACTGGGTATGTGACTACAACTTTTGAAAATATTACTCAAGGTGATGCTGTGTATTCAAGAGCTTCAGATGGATTTATAGGAAAAGCAATTGCTAATGATACTTTTGATAAAGCAAAGGTTGCTGGAATAGCCGAAACTACTCAATCTTCAGGTTCTGAAATAAGAGTAATTACAAGAGGAATAGTTACTACAGCTGGTTTAAATACTGGAGATTTGTATTTTTTATCTGCTAGTTCTGCAGGAGCTATAACTGAAACGGCTCCTACTGGTTCAGGAAATTATTTAACAAGAGTAGGAGAGGCCGGATCTACAGGTCAATTTATTATAAAAATAGAACCACCAATTCTTTTAAGCTGACAGTTTACTAGACGTAAAATAGAAATAATTAACGATTTAACAATTTATTTTTTTGAATCGTATGTAAATGTAAAATGGCAACAAGAAAATCACTTGTTTTAGTTTCAGGTTTATTTCAGGAGTTAAATTCTTCTTCTGATAAATTAGATTTTGCTGGAAATACAACTGCTGATTTGTCAGAGAATACAAATCTTTATTACACCAACGCAAGATCTAGAGCAGCTATATCAGTAACCGACAGTGGTGGGGATGGAAGTCTTGCATATAATAATTCCACAGGAGTAATTACATATACAGGACCCTCCGCTGCAGAGGCAAGAGCTCATTTAAGTGTGGCTTCTGGATCAGGTTTATCTTATAACTCAAGCACAGGGGAATTTGGAACCTCTTCAATACCTAATTCACAGTTAGCTAATTCATCATTAACTATTGGTAGTACAAGTGTCTCACTAGGAGCCACTCAAGGTACTTTTACAGGATTAACATCCTTAGCTTCAGGAACTTTAATAGCAGGAGTTGAGGATGCAGCTGATTCTATTCAAATTGGAAGTGGAAACATTACATTTGAAGGATCAAGTGCAGATGCAAATGAAACTATTTTGACTGCTGCAAATGCGACCGGAGGAGATAAGACCCTTACATTACCAAATGAGACCGGTACTTTATTATCAACTGCATCATCGATTGCTAATAGTAATCTAGCTAACTCTGCTGTAACAGTCGGTAGTACTTCTATATCTCTTGGTGGAACAGCAACTACAATAGCCGGTGTTTCATCTTTAACATCTACAACTTTAATTGGAACTACATTAATATCTGGTTCTACTGATGCAGCTAATTCAATAACTCTTGCAAGTGGGAATATAGTTTTTGAAGGTAGTGGAGCCGATGGTAATGAGACAACACTTACAGTAACAAATCCTACTGCAGATAGAACAATAACTTTTCCAGACGCAGGTGGTACTGTAGTGTTATTAGGATCTCTAAGTGTAGCAGCCGGTTCAGGATTAAGTTATAACAGTGGGACAGGTCAATTTACAACGAGTTCAATTCCTAACGCTCAGTTAGCAAATAGCACAGTGACTGTTGGATCTACAGCTATATCTTTAGGATCAAGTGCTACTACTATAACTGGATTATCTTCTTTAACTTCTGATGCTGTAGTAACAAATGATAATGGGTTTAGAGTAAGAGATAACTCAGATAACACAAAACAATTAGCTTTTGAGTGTTCTGGAATTTCAGGCAGTACAACTAGAACCATGACTGTTCCAGACAGTAATGGGACAATCAGCACTGAACAATTTGCTACTGCAATAGCAGTGGCATTAGGATAGTATTATGGCAACCCAAGTTCAATTTAGAAGAGGAACAACAGCTGAGCACTCTAGTTTTAAGGGTGCTGATGGAGAAGTTACAGTAGATACCTCGTTAAAAACTGCTGTTATACATGATGCATTAACAAATGGTGGATTCCCATTATTAAGGCAGGATGGTACAAATTCTGTATTTGAAAGAGGTACAACTACTAGTTGTGCTTTAAAATTTGCAGGAGATCCAAATACAGGTTTAATATCACCAGCTGCAGACGAAATAGCTTTAGTAACTGGTGGGTCTAGCCGTCTTACAATAGATGCTAATGGAGCTGCCACTTTTACAGGTAATGTCCAAGTAAATGGAAATTTCTCAGTAACAGGTGGGTTTGATTCAGGAGAAAACTTAGCATTAATTATTGCTTTAGGATAATATGGCAAACACCTTCAAAGTCGATACAAAATCTAGTTGCACAACTGATGCACATACGAGCTCATCTGCAAATGTCTTATCCGCTGGTGCTTCTGCTACATTAATTCTTTTAAGTATTCTTGTTTCAAACAAGACGGGAGCTAGTGCAGACGTAGATGTTTTTTTAGTGACAAATACGGGAGATGATGTTTTTCTTTTAAGAAATGCACCTGTGCCTGCAGGATCTTCTCTTGAGTTGATAAGCGGATCAAAAGTAATTATGGAATCTAGTGATGTTTTAAGAGTAAGGACTGATACAGCTACTGCAATTGACGTTACCGTAAGTTACCTAGAACAGACCTAAAATGGCATTAACAGCAAATAATGATCTTGTAACTTTATCTGCAAATTTTGAAAGTCTTAAAGCTAAAGTTGAAGCAATCGAAATAATTATTTACGGAGAAACTATTTTAAAACTTGATGATTCTACTTGGGAAAATATTAGAACAAAAAGAGATTATCTTTTAAGATCTACGGATTGGACTGTTACACCTGGATGCAGCGTTGATCAGTCTCAATGGTCTGCTTATAGGCAAAACTTAAGAGATATTCCTCAAACTTATACAATAATTACAGATGTAAAATGGCCTACGCAGCCATCTGCTTCAGGACCAAATTCTTAAAAATACTCATATTTACTGAGCTTAAAATAAACAGAGACACATAGACGATTCTAGATTAAACTGCTATGCCATATATCGGAAATACTATTCGTGCTGCTGACGATTATAGATTAATTGATGACATAAGCAGTGGATTTGACGGCAGCACAACAAGTTTTGCATTGCAAGTTGCTGGTTCTTCTCCAGTACCTTTTCCAAAGTCACCTCAACAAGTTTTAATATCAGTAAATGGTGTTATTCAAGAACCTGATCCTACAGGTGGATCAGGATTTAATTTAGTTGGTACAAATATAGTCTTTAGTTCTGCTCCTACAAATGGGCATTCATTTTTTGGAATAATATATGCAACTGCTGATTATCTAAATGCAGGTGGTACATTCCCAGACGGATCTACAGGTTCTCCCTCCATTACGTTCTCGAATGATACCGACACCGGCTTAATCAGACCAGGTTCAGGTAGTATTGGTTTTGTTTCTAACTCTACTCAAATTGTAAATATAGATGGTAATGGATTAACAGTTTCAAACAAAGACGCAACTATAAATTCAGTAAATATAGGTAAAGGTGCAAACTCTGTTTCTACTAACACTGTTCTTGGAGTTAATGCTTTAGATGCTGGTGTCACTGGTACAAATAACACTGCTATTGGTCATGGTTCTTTATCAAATTTAACTGATGGTATATCAAACACTGCAGTTGGATCTAATGCTGGTATAGATATAACAGGAGGAGACTATAACGTTTGTGTTGGTACTTCTGCTGGTGCAAATATAACTACAGGTAATAACAACGTTGCTATTGGTCGCCAAGCTTTGCTCTCTGCCCAAACAGTTATATATAATACTGCTGTTGGTTATCAAGCTTTATACAATGCCACTGGTGGTAGCAATACTGCTATAGGACAAGCTGCGTTATACTCTAACACGACAGGAACCTTAAACACTGTTGTAGGAATAGATGCTGGCGCTTCTAATACAACTGGAGACTACAACCATTATTTTGGGAGAAGGGCTGGACGTTTTGGAACTACAGGAAGTCAAAATATTGGTGTAGGACATGAGGCTCTAACCACCAATACTACTGGATCAAATAATATAGCGGTAGGATATGAGGCTTTAAAACTTAGCACAACTGCGAGTAACAATACTGCTCTTGGTCATCAAGCACTTAAGGTAAACACAACTGGAACACAGAATGCTGCTGTAGGTTACCGAGCTTTAGACGCTAATACTACAGGTGATAATAATGTTGCTTTAGGATACAATGCTTTAACTGCAAATACAACAGGTACAACTAACACAGCCGTTGGTTCTTCAGCTTTATTAACTAACACATCAGGAGGTAATAATGTTGCAATTGGTATAAATGCCATGTATTCCAATACAACAGGAGGTGTAAATGTTGGTGTAGGTAGACAAGCTATGTATTCCAACACTGAAGGTGAAAATAATGTAGGAGTAGGTAATTCAGCATTATATACAAATACAACTGGAGATAATAATACAGCTTTAGGAAATAGTGCTTTAACTGCTGCTACCACTGCAGATAACAACGTAGCTGTTGGTGCTAAATCTCTTACTACAAATACCACTGGAACAAAAAACACGGCTGTAGGACATTTAGCTCTTGAAGACTGTACTACTGGAGCAAATAACACAGCAGTAGGTGGAGATGCACTTAAAAATAATACAACAGCAAGTGATAACACTGCTGTAGGACAAAATTCATTAGCATCAAATACAACTGGTACAAAAAATACAGCAATTGGTATTGATACTTTATTAACTGCACAAACTGCTGATAATAATACGGCAGTGGGTGCTGATTCTTTAAAAGCTAACACAACTGGTAATGCAAATAATGCAGTTGGCTATCAATCTTTAAGACTAAATACAACTGGATCTTCAAACAATGCTGTTGGTAAAAATGCATTATATGCAAACACTGAAGGAAATAATAATGTTGGTATTGGTCATCAAGCACTACAAGTTAATACAACTGCAAGTAATAATACAGCATTAGGCTTTAATTCATTAGGAGCAAACACAACTGGTACACAAAACACAGCAATAGGGAGTGGAGCTTTAGATGCAAACACTACTGCGTCTAGTAATACTGCGGTAGGTGGTGGTTCACTAAGTTCAAACACAACAGGAACAAATAACTGTGCTTTTGGAGAGGGATCATTAAATCAAAACACTACAGCAAGTAATAACATAGCAGTTGGACAGGATTCACTTAAATTAAACACAACTGGAGGAGCAAACATAGCGGTAGGTTCTAATGCCTTAAAAGAAAATACAACTGGACCACAGAACAATGCTTTCGGAGTTAATGCTTTAGATGCAAACACAACAGCTGGATATAATAATGCTTTTGGAACTAATACTTTAAGTTCTAACTCAACAGGTCAAAATAACTGTGCATTTGGTGAATCAGCTTTGAATGCAAACACAGTAGCAGCAAATAACGTTGCTGTAGGTTATTATGCTTTAAAAGACAACACAACTGGTGCTGAAAACATAGCTGTAGGTGCTAATGCTTTAGATGCTAATACAGCTGGTGGATCTAATATTGGTATTGGTCATCAAGCACTTACTACTTTAACAACTAATGATGGAAACATTGCTATCGGAAGAGATAGTCTTTCAACTTTATCTAATGGAACTGGTAATGTTGCTGTAGGTCATAAAACTTTAGAAGATAGCACTGCTGAACATAATACTGCTATTGGTTATGCTGCTGGAAAGGAAAACACATCTGGAGCTGATAATACAGTAATTGGTTCACAAGCATTTGATGCTAATACTACAGGAAGTGATAATACAGCAGTTGGTAGAAACGCATTAGGAGCAAACACAACTGCAAGTCACAACACTGCTGTTGGAAATAGTGCTTTATTATCAAACACAACAGGTGATTATAATGTTGCCATAGGCTCTGCAGCATTAGATGCTAATACCACCAGGCATAATAATGTTGCTGTTGGTTATAGAGCATTAACAAATCAAAGTGTTGCTGACCAAAACGTAGCAGTAGGTGCAGATAGTATGTTTAGCAATACAGAAGGTGAATATAATACTGCTGTTGGATTTATGAGTTTATACAACAATACAACGGCTGACGTCAATACAGCAATTGGTTACCAAGCTTTACTATCAAACACAACTGGTTCAAACAATACAGCGGTTGGAGGTAATGCTTTAGATGCGACTACTACAGGTTCTAACAATACAGCCGTAGGAAATAATGCTTTAGGTGCAAACACAACTGGGTTACTTAATACAGCAGTTGGAAGATTATCATTATCATCAAATACAACTGGACAACAAAATGCTGCTGTCGGTGAAGGGGCTTTAGAAACAAGTAGTACTGGGGACTACAACACTGCTTTTGGTACTAAAGCTTTACAAGATAACACAACTGCCGGTAACAATACAGCTGTTGGTTTTTCTGCATTAAAGAGTAACACAACAGGAACCAACAACGTAGCGGTAGGTGCTAATGCTTTAGATGCTAATACTGCCGGTAATTTTAATACTGCCGTAGGTCGTGATGCTTTAACTACCAGCACTGGTTCTGAAAATACTGCTACTGGTGGTAATTCACTAAAATTTAATACCACAGGTTCATATAATACTGCTTTTGGTGTAAGTACATTGGAATCAAATACAACTGCTTCCAATAATACTGCTGTTGGTAGAAATGCTATGGCAGTTAACACAACTGGTATACAAAACACAGTTGTAGGAGCTTTAGCTTTAGATGCTAATACTACGGCTCATGGTAATACGGCAGTTGGTTATGAGGCTTTGACCAACAATACTACAGGATCATTAAATGTTGCTATTGGTAGAAATTGTTTGAGAGATCAAACAACTGGCGGTAGTAATGTTGCTATTGGTGAGCAGTGTATGGTTGAAAACGAAACAGGACAACGTAACGTTGCTGTAGGACAAGGATGTTCACTAAATAGTACAACAAGCGATAATACAATAATAGGTTTTAATGCTTCAATTGCTTCTACTACAGGAGCAGCTAATAGTATAATCGGATCTAATGCTTTTCTTAATAACACTACTGGATCAGATAATGTATCTTTGGGAGTTCAATCTTTAGAGAATAACACAACTGCAAGCTCTAATACTGCAATTGGGTACAGAGCTTTACGTGCAAACACAACTGGAAATCCAAACACAGCGATTGGAAAAAATGCTTTAACTGCAAATACAACAGGAACTTCAAACACAGCACTTGGTTTCGAAGCTGCTGCCGTTAACCAAGTTGGATCTAGTATTACAGCGGTTGGTAGAGCTGCACTAAGTGCTGTTACTGGTGGAGACAACTCAGGATTTGGTCGTAATGCTGGTAATAACCTCACAAGTGGTGGTAATTGTACTTGTCTTGGTTTTAACTCTCAAGCTTCATCTGCAACTGTAAGTAATGAAATTACATTAGGTGACTCTAATGTAAGTTCTCTTAGATGCAATACACAAACTATATCTTCTTTATCAGATGCAAGAGATAAAACAAACGTAATTGATTTACCAGAGGGACTTGATTTTGTAACCAAACTAAGACCCGTTAAGTTTGAATGGGCTACCAGAGATGGTAATGGTAAAGACGGATTGTATGAACATGGTTTTATTGCACAAGATTTACAGGCAATACAGAAAGATAATGATGCGGATTATTTAAATATGGTTATGGATGAAAACCCTGAAAGATTGGAAGCAAGTTATGGCAAACTTGTACCAATACTTGCTAAAGCAATACAAGAGTTATCAGCAAAAGTTACTGCTTTAGAAACTGCATAAAATTAGCCATTTTAAACTAGATATATAAAAATAGTTATTTTAGATGGCATACATAGGAGCAGAACCTGTACCAGGTCAGAATAGAGAAGTAGATGATATTTCCAGTGGTTTCAACGGAAGTACTACTGCATTTACTTTACAAGTATCTTCAGTAAATGTAAGTCCAGAAAGTGCAAATAACATAATTGTTTCTATAGGTGGTGTTATACAAAATCCAGGAACTGACTATACAATTGCTGCCAGCACTATAACCTTTACGACAGCTCCTGCTACAGGTCTTGATTTCTTTGGATTAATTTTAGGAGCAGGAATAAACACTGCAACAGTAGCAGACCAAGTTATAACAAACGCAAAAATAAGTAACAGTGCTGGAATAGCAGGATCTAAAATTGCACCAGATTTCTCAGCTGTTAATGCTGTTACTACAAGATTCATGGTTCCTCCAAAAATTACCACAACTCAAAGAGGTAATTTAACAGGATTAGTTTCAGGAGCATTTATTTATAACACAACATTAAATAAATTACAGGTATACAATGGCTCAGCATGGGAGACAGTTACTAGTTCTACTTAATATGTACTGTTGCATGAGACATATCAATTTAGTAAAATTTAAGTAAATATCTAAAAAAATGCAAAAAATTTTTAACGCTATTGCAGTTGCTTCAGGAGTTGTTTCTTTAACTGTTGTAGGTGCCACTATAACAGCTTATGTTATGAGAGATGCAATTATACAGACCATACAGGATAAAGCTTTAGAAACAGTCACAGGTGGGTTTAAAAAATCTTTACCTATTCCAAATACTACTGGTCCTGTAGTCCCCAAACTACCTACACCAACGTTTTAAATTGTCTGAAATTTCAGAAATTTTAATAAATACTGTAAGAATTCCTGAAGTAAAAACTTATTTTTTTTCTCCTGTACAATCATTACCACAGAATCCTCCAGTAACTTTACAGATTGGTAATCCAATTATTGAGGTTCCAGGGTGTGTAATTTTTAATCCAGCGAATGAAAAGTCAATAAATTTAATAAATGAGGATGAAAGAGGTAATAGAGTTTTATGTGATGCTGGTACTCCAAGTTTTACCCCTATGGATTATCAGCCTGAAAATCTAATATATGTACAAGATGCAGCAGTTCCGGATGTCCAACCAGCTCCTAAAGTAGAAACTGAACAACCTAATTTAGGTAAGTTACCTAAAAATATACCAAGTTGTCCAAGCCCTAATCAACCTAGAGTTGGAGATTTAACACGGAATGGAAAAGAGATAGTTGTAGGTCATGAACTCAACGATGATAAAACACTTTGCATAGTTTTATATGAGCCAAGCTCACCAGTAGAAAAATTATTACCAAATTCAAGTCAGGTAAGTAATACAAGTGCTTTAGCAGTAGTAGCAACGGCTTCGGCTGCAGCAACACCCTTGTTATTAAGGTTAATACGACCATTAATAAAGCAACTAATAAAAAAAATTCAAGCTTTACTAGGTAAAAAAATTGCTAGACCTTCACGTGCAGAAATAAAAACTAATTTATATCGTGAGAAAAAAGGACTAGCACCTATAAAAAAGAAATGAAAAAATTTATTTTGGAATTGAATGTCGATGATTTGGAATAACCCCATGAGGATTTGCAACTACAATATCGGCACATATCTGAGCTGATGGACTTGATTTTGCGAAGGTCACTCCCAATCTTTTCTGCTCCGCACAATGTTTTAATCTTGCCATCTCAAAATCTAATCGCTTGTTAGCTAAAAGTTGTTTATTTAATTCATTTTGAGTATTAGCAGCTCTCAAACAACCTTCATTGTGACGTTTATCAAGGGGTATGGTAACGTTCATACTGATGCCCCATCCAATACTATGATTGGTCTTCTGACCTGTTCTAACAGGTTTGTGGTAGAGTATGGCTCCAGGATTGTCTAATACACCATTATTGTCGGTATCGGAATTGTCAAATACAGGATCAAGATAACTAGATTCATAAGGTTCTTTCCATGAATCTTGGAGAGTGGCAAAGGGAGTGATGGTAAGGGTAGATCCCTGACAGGACACGCCATTTCCGTGAGTATTCGTCATATAAGGTCCCGATAAATTTTGGACGGCTAAATTCGATACGGAACCACTGGAATTTGCTATAGGATTGGCTGTGGCTGACACCCCTCCTACTTCATTTGCATAGATAGGAGCACTGAATATATTTAAAGCTAAAAATAAATATTTTACTGACTGAAGGTTGATGTTGTATCTGTTACGGATTGTATTTCTGTTGTTCTCTGGATTATGGTCTGAGATTTTAATCCAGGTTGGCTGAGTGTAGTAGTCATCTGCCAAGGTTTCGTTTCGTCTACTATTGAAAAGTTTGGCATATTTGTAGAATCTAAATTTGTCCACGTAGAATTTACTCCATTTAAGGTCTGCGTAACACTTTGAGCTGGAGGAACCAAGCTACTACTATCTGTCTTTATATTATTCCCAGTTACGGTATATTGCCAGCCTGTCTGATAATCTATGACATTTATTGTCTCAGTTACCGTAGAAGTAGTCTCAGTACGAGACTGTAGTACACCTGTATTAAAATTTGGTACTACAGGCACTGCCTTCACAGTCGTGCTCATCAGACTTATAAAGATTACTGGTATTAACTTTCTCATCTGTCTTACCGTCTTCTTTTTCTTTAATTGCAAAGGCATGATCCTTTAACTTCATTTTATTGAAATTTCGCTTACAAATTGACCAATTGCAGTTGTTCCTGCACCGCCAGCTGTCAAAGTGACTGTTGATGAGGAATCAATTGTACCTGCTAATCCTGAAGCAGCTCCTGCAGCAGTTGAGGTTTGTGTACTTAGAGGACTTACAGCACCAACAGACGGAGCACTACTAACTAAAGCGTCACCTTGGGTAAATGATTGAGTAAAAGACCAGCTCTCACCTGCAGTTGCCTGGACAGCAGACAATGTAGGAATCGATGCTACCCCTGATGCGATTGTCATAGAACCAATAGAGTTAGTTGCTGACCCACCATCAGGAGTGTACTGAGTTGTTACGTTATTTCCAGAAACACTGTATGTATTTCCTAAACGCTCTACGTTGGTTGCAGCTGCGTTGACTGTAAGTTGAATACTGCTACTGATCTTGTGGGTGATATCTGCTTTCGATGCTGGTGCAAATATCAATATCAACAATGGAAGAAATTTCTTCATTTTTCTAAACTTATTGTTTGCTATACATAAGTTTACATGAGGGTAAACTTAGTATGTAATGGAATAATCAAATGACAGAGAATTTAAAAGAAAAAAAGAATGTTTTCTCAAAAATAAAAGAAAGCATTGATGATAAAGAAGAGCAACTAGAAATTCTAGGAACCTTTATCCGGCTAGGTGTAATGGTCTGGGCTGGATTTATAATTTCTTTAAATTACATTACTTTCCCAGGTTTAGCAAAAGATGGAGGACCCAAGGATATTACTTTCATAGCAAGTGTTTTTACAGGATGCCTAGCTACATTTTCGGTGGATGTAGGTAAGAAAAAGAAAGATGAAAAAGATAAAGCAAAACCACCATCTGCTTTACCTACTCAGATCTTGCGTATAGAACAGGCTCCAATTAAAATAGTAACTGAGAGTACTGGTAAATGATATGTATAGCAGACCAAGGAGAAATTGGAGTGTTATAGCTTTAGTATCTATCTTAGGAATATCTAATATTTCTATGATAAATACTTTAGTTTCTCACAAATTTAAAAGTCCTTATCCAAATGTAAATGTACCGGTTGGCCCTTATACTTCTTACAGTGTTGTGGCTACAAAGAATGGTTACACACTTAAATACAAAGCAAACGATCCTAAAGTTTTGACTAGATTTAAGAATTTACAGGAACCAAAAGGTTTATTTGGTAATAAGAAAACTCAATTACGCTTAAGCGAAACTTATACAATGCAAGGTGAGAAAGATAAGGAGGAGGTAGAGGGAACCGTAATGACTGACAAAGATATCGCCTGTATCAAAGTAGAGGGTAGTGGAAACTCTACAGGGAAGATTGTAGGAGCCTCTGTGGGAGTTAAAGCTGCACCTGCATTTAGTAACATACCAATAGTCGGATGGATTGCTGCAGGCTTTGTAACTATGTTTGCACAGGACAAAGGAGCAGAGATAGGTGGACAAATAGCTAGAGACTACAATGATTGTTAATAAGTTATTCTAGGGTTATACTCTAAATAGTTACTTATTTAACATGGCTTGCGAATCACATATGGAAGGATTACAAAATTTTGCAAAGCAATTACAAGAGCAGAAAGCAACAATCACAGCTCAGATTCAATCTCTAGATGCACAACTTGCACAGGCAAAAAATTCATATATGAAAGTTGAAGGAGCTCAAGAAATTATTGCTATCCAAATTCAAAAAGAAGAAGAGGAATCAAAAGCTGCGGTTGAAGCAGTAGTGCCAGAGGCTAGTGGTGATTAAGATGTTAAGGGAGATGAACAGAGATAGATATAAAGCCTTAAAATTATTAGCAGATCATTTACGCACTCCATCTAAAGATTTATCTTTAAATGCAATTTTTAGTGATGTTAAAGATGAAGATCTTAAATGGGTGACAGAAAAAATTCATTATTATTTATTAAGACTTCTTGAAGAAGTAGACTATGAAAAAGAAGAAGAGGTTGAGTTAGTTTCATTAATGGATTAATAAATACATTTGTGTAAGTTTATGCAGCATACAGTTTCTACAAGGTTGCAAGGTACATGTGATTCACTGCGAGCAAGATCTATTAGCAAATTTAATTGAACTCTCTCCAAAAAACGCTCGCCATAAATTTCGACAATGTATATTTGAAGCTTGGGACTGGAAATGTGCTTACTGTGACAAACAATTAGACACTAAATCTGCAACAATTGATCATATTCTTCCAAAGTTTAAAGGTGGACATAATGTCAAATCTAATATGATTTGTTCATGTTCAAAATGTAATAGGTTAAAAGGATCTCATCTTTTAGAAGATTGGTATAATCCTTCATATAAGTTTTACCAAGAGGATAGACTTGATAAGATAAAGCAGTGGATAGAGCAAGACAGCTCTATCAAAATTTTATCTCCAGATAAAGCAACACCTTACATTACAAATGACTTCTATATCGGATGGGTCGCAAGCTGAAGAACAAGCAAAAGCTTTCGCAAGACAGTATGCAAAAGAGTTTCAGGAAGAAATGGAAAAACCAATTGATGAATTAGTTAGACAGAGAAAAAATGATCCTCTTAGAGGAGAAGTAGGCCAAGATTTAAAATCTAAGTTACAATCAGGAGAGATAAAGATTGTCTAAATGGCTAAACCAAATCCAAAAGATGTTCAAACTGTAAATGAACATTTAGTCCAGTGTTTAAGAGATTCAGTAATGGTTCAGAATCAAACTCAGATAGTTCACTGGGGTTTACTTGGTTCAAAATTTTACCAAATACATTTACTTACGGGAGATATACAAACCGAGATGGTTGAAGGAATAGATAATATTGCCGAACATATAAGATCTATAAATGTAATGACACCATCTAGTGTAGGTGATTTATTATCATCAAGAATAAAAGATATTGATATATCTGACCCATTTGATCAAGATAAAATTATTTTAGACCTTAGTTTTGCTCACGATATGCTCGCTAATTGTTTTGAAGAATTAGCTAAGTATGCCGGAATAATAAGAGATAATTTAACTCAAGATTTAGCTGTGGAGCGTGGGAGAGTTCATAAAAAAAATCAATGGCATCTTAGGGCTACAATGACATATATGACTTCTAATAAAGAAAGAACTGATGTCGAAGAGGGCAAAAGCTAAACAACTTTCAAAAGATCGCTTAAAATGTAATAAGCCTAAGAGGACTCCTAGTCATAAAACTAAGTCACATATGGTAAAGGCTTGCAAAGATGGTAAAGAAAAAATAATTAGATTTGGTCAGCAAGGTGTAAAAGGTGCTGGAAAAAATCCAAAATCAGAAAAGGACAAAGCAAGAAAAAAATCTTACTATGCAAGACATAATGCTCAAGATGCAAATCCCGATAAGTTTTCCGCAAGATACTGGTCACATAAAACTAAGTGGTAAAATAGAATTAAACACAAAAAGTACCTATGGAAGTAATCGCTGTTAGTTTTATTGTTTTATTTGGAGGTACTTACGGAGTAGGAACTATTTTACTGGGACGTAAGGAGTCTGACGATTCTAACTAATTGCTCATTAATTCACTGTTGGTACTATATGTATAAAGGTTTTTATTTATATGGATGTTAACCTTCCAATAAATGTTGAGTTTTCTATTCATGCTGCGTCTTTAGCAATTCAAACTTTAGACCGAGTAGAATTAGAAGAAGCATTTATTGAGCTTTTACATCAAAAAGCGTTAGATCGTCAAATGTTTTACGACATTATGAAAGATCATGGCATTGATGCCAACATTCAATTCCAGCTCTCAACTGAAGGGCAAATTTCTTAAAGAACATGGCTACACGAACTATTGAGGCAACTTTAGATACATTTAGCGTTGATGCTGGATCTGAGGTTACATATCTTGGTCCTACAGCAGCTGGTAACAAAGGTGATGCTGTAAGAGGATTTAGGGTAAATCCAGGAGGTACAGGAGACATTAAGATAACTCTTGATAGATCTGAGGGTGTAAATACAATGCAAATATTTCAAGAGGACGCATTCGGAACAGGAAGTGCCCCAACTGGATACCAAAAATTCTTTGATATTGCCAAAGCTGGTAAAGGAAAAGGAGCTGTTGGTGTAACAGTTACTAATGCTGCAAAAAACTATGTTGTACTTTTAGAATTAGATGGTTACTCTGAAGTAAGCTATAACGGATCTGTTGTCGTCCCTTAAATATTCATTTTTTACAGAAAAAGGATTTCAATTAATAAAAAAATATACAATTCCTAAAACATCTTTAGGATTGGATCAATATGCAGCTTATAAAGAGTACGGAGAGGATATTTGGAAAATAGGATATGGAAGCAAAATTATTAATAACCATATATTAAGTCCTACTGATAGAGCTTCGCAAGAAGAGATTGATCAACAATTTTATGAAGACCTTAAAATATTTTCGAATGAGGTTCAAAAATATGTCTTTGTAAATTTAAACAAAAATAAAAAAGCAGCTTTACTTAGTTTTGCTCATAGTATTGGAATTTGTTCCTTCAAATCTTGTAAATTATTGGATTTAATTAATAGTTATGCCTCTAAAAATAAAGTAATTAAAGAATGGAGTCCTTATATAAATCATATATGGATGTCAGGAGGTGATTTAATGACCTCTAGAAGGCGTACAGAGCTTGATATGTACTTTGCAGCAGACAAAGAGATACCTACTTTCTATCGCCATAAATGTCACACTAAGGTTTGTTTACTAAATATTGCTGAAACATATAATGGATCTGCTACACAGATAAAAGGTATTGAATATTTAGAGAAAAAATTTACAGAACTTGATCCATCTGGAGAGGTTCTTCGGAAGTTTTTTCGATACTGGAACAGTACTCCAAGTGGTCTAGGATCTCCTTTGCGTCGTAAGGTCGATCCTTAAGCCAATCTAAACAATCCATTAATAAAAGTTCTCTACTATAATTTTTTTCAAATTCTTTGTAGTTAATCGAAGTCTCTTGCATGATCGAGGATGTCTGGTTCTGATTTAAAACAAATTTCGTAGATGTCGTCATCTTTATCTGATTCCATACTTATTTTTAGCAGAACTAAATATCCAATTAAATCATTTACTACATCCTCATCATTAGCTAATAAACCGGCTCCTTTCATAATTCGGTTTAATTTATCATCTATACGCACTAATAATTGTTCTGTAGCAGAGCATTTACTGAAAATTCTATTAGGTTTTAAAGCAGAATTACCGTATTTTCGATTTTTATGAATCAAAAGTTCTTTGATATCATCACAAACATTACTAATTTTTAATTCAGTTTCATTCATTGTCATGTTAATCACCAATACAATAGATGTATGAAACCTCAGTCTACTTCAAGTTACGACGTTGACAATCGTTACAGATTTTATAAGTCGTTAGATTCAAAAAATGATATAAGCTCTACAAGAAGAGGTGTAAGACCTGCATTGGACGATAATAGCTCTAAAAATTTTTTAAACGCATATATAGATCGATTAAGGGATATGAATTTTCCAAGACAAATGATTGATTAAACAACAACTTTACCAATATGTGAAAATATATTTTTAAATCGTTCTGTCTGATTAAAACCCATAGTAATTTCTGGTAAATATATAAAGTATCCCCAGCTAATCGGAGATTCTAAACACTCAAATTTTTTTCCATGTATTAAATTAGCTCTGTCTGTAGGGATACAAATAGGAAAATCCCACATTTCTGGGCAGGTTCTTATCATCTCAGGATATGTAGTGAAGAATAAAGCCTCTGGTATATTTCTTAGTTTCCACTCTTTTAATAATCTTCTAAACCAAATAACAGAGGGAGCCTTGGCTCCTTGTCCTGCTGACAAACTCCATCTCCATGTGCCTCTTTTTTTAGCAAAGGAACATCTTCCGTAAGTCGGAGGAAATAGGTAAGTTTTACCTGTCCAAGGTTCTTCTATGTTTAAGCCATCATTATCATATGTATAAATTTTTTCTGCTCTTAAAAATTGATTATTTGCATCATATGTAGAGCAAGGATCTAAATCTATATTTTTTAATAAGGCATCTATGTAAGGTATATATTCACAAGGAGTAAGCCAATCATGAGTAATATGATCTACTTGTCCTAAAGATCTTTTACTAGCTCCCCAAGATCCTTTTGTCACATCATTTTAAAACTTGCACCTTCACTATCGATTTTATAATGTACCAGAGACATTTCTTTTGAATCTTGAATAATAAATAAAGCTTCTTTATCAGGATCTAATTTCTCTGCTCTTGTTATAGCTTGTTTCATTACATCAGCAGCTCCTTCCATATCACGCTTATTAAGGTCATCTACTGCTGTTATTAAATTATCTACAGTTAAATAAAACATAGATTTTTTCTCATCCTCATGTTCTGGAACATAGACCATAGCTCCAGGTCCATCGTTATGATAAAACTTGTAATAGTATTCGCACATATCTGCACAGACTCTTTCAATAGTGAGTTGATAAAGTTTTTTTTCTTCTTCACCTGTTGCTGTACCAATTAATTTCTTTAATAATTGATTTCTTCTACTAGTCATTTAGTATTCTTAACTGTTATATTTTTATCATTTTTTTTCTCTTTGTCAATTTTTATAAGATCATGTAAACCTGATTTTTTAAGTGTTTCTAATAGTTTTGGTAAAGGTCTATATAAAACAACAGCTTTTTGCATATTTCCTATTTTTTTTATTAATTTTCCATTTTTATCTCTTAATTTTGTTAGTTCACCTTGTCTAATAAGATATTCAGCAACACATCTATATCTTCTTTTTTCAGCTAAATTTATGTCAGGATATCTATCACAAATAGTACTTGTCTTCATATCGCTAAATGTAAGACGTATTTGATCAGCTAATGATAGTCCTAAAATTAAATCTTTTGTGCTTGTTTCATAACTAGAAACTAATTCTAAATATCTTCTAAGATCTTGATTATTAAAACTGCCTGATGGTGGTATAAATATTTCTACTTGTTCTATAAGTGATTGACAAAGTTTTTTTCTAAAATTTTTTGTTGTGACTGAATTTATATCTAAATCTACAAATCTATAACTCTGATATATATTATCAGGGTCTTTATGTGGTGCATAATTTGTTGTATCTAAGATATCTACCCAGTCCTCTAGTTGTTGTGCTTCCATTCGAGGACACTATCTGTTCAAATACTAGCCTACTTTTTCTTATCATTCCATTGTTGTCTATGACTAATCAGTAAAGACCAGATGTAGTAAGGTTTAATACCAACAAAATGATCTTTGAATTTTACATGTTCATCCCAATCTTCACCATATAATTCTGTTAATCTTTTTTTACATTTCTCTTGTGAGCCACCATAATTTGTTGCTTCCCAACATGATTTAGCTAATAACATTTCTTGAAGTGTGCATAATCTTTCTAACTCTAATGTGGACAATCTATGTAGAAGTTGGCTAATATCAGAAAGATATGGATATTCTTCGTCATGCGTCGTCCCATTACTTATGCTGAGTTGCTTTTGATATTGATTTTGCTCCCTGTTGGATATATTGGGGCTAATCATTTATATGAATTTGTTACTGATAACATTACTATAGAAGTAAAATTTAAAAAATAAATCATGTCGGATCTTTTTGGTGGTGGTTCTAGTCAACCAAATATTATAATTCCACCTGCTGAAACACCTCGTGCTTTTCAAACTATTATTCCACAGAAGAGTTATAAAGATTTAGCTGAGTCCATAGGTAGAACTGAAGGTGAGATAAATCGTATGGAGGGTCTTAGACAAGATATGACAGGGACATCGGCACAAATAGGAGCAAGACAAAGAGGTATTGAGATGCAACAAGCTGCCTCTTATCTTTCATCTTTACCTTCATCTTCTAGTCCTGATCAAAGTTTTAGACCGACTCCTAGAGAATTTGACGTTAGATCGCATGGAAATACTTTTTCAACAACAAAGGGGCAGAGTCCAAAACTTGGAGCATTAGAGAAACCACAAGGAGATGCCAAAAAGACTGCTGCTCAGCAAGCATCACAACAGATATTTGATGATTCAAAAGCTGCTTATTTAGCAGCTGTACGAAAAGCTAAGACGACTCCAAAATCATATACGAAACCAACAGGGGAGCCTGGTTATGCACAAAATCCTGCCAGCATGTATTTACCCAAAGCCAGTAAATAATTATTAAAGATCGCCAAAATCAACTCTACCTCCAGCAGCTCCAGTACTTGAAACGATAGTTTCAGTTACTAAACCAAAATTAATTTGCTCTTCAATACTTTCATTTACAAATCTCCAGTCAAGTACTGAAACATTTAATCCTATTGAATAATTAGTTTCTAGATATCTAATATCATTTGTAATTACAAATAAATATTTACCTACACCTAAACGTGTAACAGGGTAGTCTTGATTAAATAATTCTCCTTCATCATCTAAATAATCAACGGCACCTTCATGAAAGACATAGCCTTCATTATTTATAGGTAACTCTTGTCTATGATTATTTTCATCTATTTTATAAAAAGACAATAAGGTATTTCTATTAGTATTCTCCTCATAAGAGGAACGAGAAAATTCTTGAGTAAATTGTACGGTTCTAGGTAAAGTTAGGTTCATTTCATAGAAAGTACTTTGTTTTCTTGTTAAACCTCCATGAGTATTTGATATGATTTGTGATTTAAATATTGCTGAAAAATCTCCAAGATTAATTGGGTTATTTAAATTATCTCCTTGTTCTGCTGGTAAAGGATCAGAGCCAAAATAAGATGTTGGTCCATAAGCAGTAGGACCACCTCCACCTGTAGGGTATGATTCGACTTGACCTAAATTAAAAAAACCTAAATTACTTGGAATAGTAGTGAGGAATCTTGCCACTTTAAGTTTGTTTGTTTCTTTCTCTATGATACTGCAGAATATTTTCGTGATGAAGCTTAATCTCTTTTATACTCTTACATTCAGGAATATCTCTAACCCCTTTTAGCATTAAATGTTTAGGGTTACAGCAGAATGGTGTACAGGTTGGTTTGCTAAATACTCGATATTTACCTGTATATCCTTTACTTAACCAAAAAGCTACACGTGGGGCTGATTGAGTTTTACCTGAATGAAAAGGAGAGGGAAAATATGCAGTAGATTCTGTAGCATTTTTTCTTGTGGCTCCTTGCCATTTCCAACATTCGTCTTCTCCTTTTATATCAACTTGTTCCCAAAATCTTTTTACTTGCCAATACCATTTCATATCAAATTCTCTAACATCTACAGTGCATCTACCTTTTTTTATTTCTTCCATACAATCTAAACACTCTCCCATTAATCCAAAATTTCCTTTATGTTTATTTGTCCCTTGAATATGCCAAGGGCATTCGTAATGTTGTGTTTCTTTCACAATTCCTCTGAAATTTTTTGCTTCATCTGGATGTGCTCTCATTAAATCTATACAGATCGTAGAAAGATTATTCCAAATCTCTTCTTTATTATATTGATCTTTCATGTCTTCAGCATTCTCATAAGTCTCATATGAGCATATTCTTCTTACTGAATGATAAGGAAGTCGATAGTATTTTGATAATTTTCGACTGCTTACACCATTTTCATTTTCTATACGCAGTTTAGTTATTAAGTCAATATCAATGCTCTTTTTATTAGTTTTTGCATTTTCGTATGCTACATCTTTTCTAGTTCCCCAGTAATAATGAGCCGGATTAAGACAATATTGAGACTTACATTCGCTTCTTTTTACTATTATTGGTTTCTCTTCCGTGTAGTCTCTACCTGTCATATTCAAAATTAATGGTCTAGCATCATGACCTTTATACATTAATTTAGTTTTTTTACTTGTAGTGAATCCTTTAAATCCTGCACTGTTCATATTTTTCAGACACCAACAAGACTCTTTTCCAAACTGTTCTAATGCTGTTTGAAAAGCCCTCACAAAAAGTATTTGATCATATGCGGTCAAATTCTTATATAAGAAAGCATCATGATTTTTCATGCAAAGTAGGGGATAGGTGTACTTAGAAGCATATATCCCTTTTATACCAATGGCAATCGTTGAACACCCAAATACCAAAAAAAATTTACTATTTATATTACTTTTATAGAAGATGAGGTTAGGTTGAAGACTGTTCAATAAAATATACAATCACTCACCTAACCTCCGCATACATACAGTTAAGTAAACTACCCTTATTTTTTATGAACTTGGGTGTTCATAGTAAATATCAATCATATCAATTGATTTTAAAAGTAAAGTACAAATATTTGCACTAACCCTACCTGTTTTTTAGAGTAATAGATATAAAAAAGTAATACAAAGATTTCGGATTAGGTAGATGACTGTTTAATTTTTGTATACATTCAACTACTTAGTCTCATAGTTTTGTCAGTGATAATATAGGTATATCAGTTTCTATAAAGTAAATGCCAGGATATCCAATGCAGGCTGGATTTGATCAGAGTTCTCTCATGTCAGATCCGAAATTAAAACAGCAAGAGACTATGAATCAGGGAAATATGGTTAGTGCTCCTTATTTTGAGGCTAATAAGATGGCAGCTGAAAAAACTAATCCTATGAATGCTATTTCTCAGGAGACACCAGTTGGTGACAGAGTTGATGAATTTTTAAATAGGATGGGTAAATAAATGTTTATAGATAATGATTTTCCAACTGTGATGGCAAATGGAGGAGGTAAGACTTTTTTATCAGGATTTGTCAAAGGAATGAATAAATATAGCCAAGCTGGAACAAACGTAGATGACTTTGAAATGGAAAGGAAATATGAGCAGCAACTAGGTAAACCAATGATTGAAACAGTAAGATTCCGTAAATAAAGTCATCGTAAAATTGAGTTAATAATTAAAGACTTGAATTATAAATGTCTCAGACTAAAGCTCAATTATTAGACCCAGTAGATTTAAGTATAGGAACAGCAGATTTAGCTGATGATGCAGTAACCGCTGCCAAATTAGCAAGCAATGCGGTTGTTAATGCTTCTGTGGATTCAAGTGCAGCGATAGCTGGAACGAAGATCTCTCCTGACTTTGGATCGCAGAATATAACTACTACAGGGGACATAACTGTTTCAGGTGGCGATGTAATAATTCAAGGTGTTGAAGCAAAATTACATTTAACTGATACTAATAATGATGATGATTATTTAGTTTTTAATAATAATGGAACTTTTAAAGTTTATGATGCCACAAATAATGCTGATAGATTACAGATAAATTCTAGTGGTGTAGTCACTATTGGAGGTAATACAGATTTTGGGGATGGTATCGACGTTACGGGCAATATAACAACAACTGGTGATCTGACTATAACCAGTGCAACTCCAATAATAAATCTTACTGATAGTAATAGTGACAGTGATTATCAAATAAAAAATGGTAACGGTGATTTTAATATTAAAGATGTAACTAACAATACTAATAGGCTAACTATAAATTCAACTGGTACTGTTACTATTGCTCAGCACATGGATATAGGAGCAGGACTTGATGTAACCGGAGACCTGACTAGCACTACAGATGCAACTTTTAACTCAATTACTGTTGGTAGAGGTACTAACTCTGTTGCTACGAACACAGCACTCGGTACAAGAGCAGTAAATGATAGCTCTGTATCAGGAGGAAATAACACAGGTATTGGTTATCAAGCCTTACAGGATTTAACAAGTGGAACTGTAAATACAGCTGTAGGTTTTAATGCTTTAAATTCAAATACAACAGGTCATAGTAATGTAGGTCTTGGTTATAATGCTGGTTTTGGAAATGCAACTGGAGCGCATAACGTAGCTATTGGTACTTCTGCTTTAGATGCTGTTGCAAATACAAGTCAAAACGTAGCTGTAGGATCTAATTCTTTAACAAATAATACTGCTAGTAACAATACAGGAGTAGGATATAGTGCCTTAAATGCAAACACTTCTGGATCTAATAATGTTGCTGTTGGTTCTTTAGCTTTAGACGCTAATACCACAGCAAGTAATAATACAGCAGTTGGATATAATTCTTTAACTACAAACACAACGGGTGCAGATAATACTGCTGTTGGACACGCATCTTTAAGTGCAAATTCTACAGGTGCAGATAATACTGCATTAGGTAGAGCAGCTTTAGGGGATAACACTACAGCTTCTAACAATACAGCAGTTGGTTATTTTGCTTTAAATGCAACCACTACAGGACCAGGTAACACAGCTATTGGTAAAAGTGCTTTACTTGCAAACACAACTGGACATTCGAATGTAGCTGTTGGTTCAGTTTGTTTAGATGCTAACACTACGGGTCAAGACTTAGTTGCTGTAGGTTTTAACGCACTCGGATCTAATACAACGGCAGTCGATAATGTTGCTGTAGGCACAAGTGCTTTGGGATTAAACACAACTGGTGCCCATAATACAGCTTGTGGAAGGCTCACACTATATTCAAATACAACTGGAACCAACAACGTAGCCGTAGGTTCTAATGCTTTAGACGCTAATACTGATGGTGATGGTAATACCGCAGTAGGTAAACACGCTTTAACAGCAAGTACAGGCGGAGATAATAATGTAGCGATAGGAAATTCTGCTCTTCAATCAAATACAACCGCAGATCAAAATATAGCTATTGGATATAACACACTTTTTACAGAAGATACACAAGGCAGTTTGACAGCCGTTGGTTCTCAGGCAATGTATAAAAATAATGGTGGACAATATAACACTGCTTTAGGTCTTTCCGCTAGTTACCATAATGTTACTGGTGATGGAAATACTGCTGTAGGTTACACAGCACTTCATAACAATACAGCTTCTAATAATACTGCTGTTGGTTATAGTGCTTTAGAGGCTAATACTTCTGGTTCTGATAACACTGCTTTTGGAAGATTTGCATTAAACGTAAATACAACTGGCAGTGACAACATTGCTATGGGTAAAAATGCATTAGATGCTAATACAACAGCCAGTAATAATACTGCTGTGGGCACTAGTGCTTTAAGTGCAAACACCACTGGATATAATAACACTGCCGTTGGTCAAACAGCTTTAGATGCAAATACCACTGGTGCTAATAACACTGCCGTTGGTCAAACAGCTTTAGGTGCAAACACAACTGGAAATAATAATACTACTGTTGGTAGAAATTCTTTATCCGCAAACACATCAGGAGATCATAACACTGCTTTAGGTTATCAAGCATTACAAGATAACACAACCGCAACTGGCAACACAGCAGTTGGATATAATGCTGGATTGTCAATTACTACAGGAGATGGAAACACTTGTGTTGGTAAGCAAGCTTTAGATTCTTGTACTACTGCTGGAGTTAATACGGCTATCGGACATTCTGCTTTAGAAGCAGCTACAACAGGTGGAGAAAATACTGCTGTAGGTTATGATTCATCTCAAAAAACAACAACAGGTTATCAAAACGTATCAGTTGGTGCTTATGCGTTAGAAGAAAATCTAACTGGTAATAGTAACGTAGCTATAGGATATAAAGCTGCTGAATCAACTACATCAAGTAACATTACTGCTGTTGGTTTCAAGGCACTTATTAGTAATACTTCTGGAGAGAGAAACACAGCTATAGGAAGATTAGCTTTAGAGGACAACCAAACAGGTGATGACAATACTGCTGTTGGATATAATTCCCTTGAAGGAAATACTGGTAATAACAATACATCAGTCGGTGCAAGTGCTTTAGCATTAAACACATCTGGGGTTGACAATTCTGCTTTAGGAAGAAGAGCTCTAATGAGCAATACCACTGCTAACAATTGCACTGCGGTAGGTGCAGGAGCATTGGAAAGTAACACAACCGGAGCTGATTGTACCGCTGTAGGTACTCAAGCATTAGATGCAAATACAACTGCTAATAACTGCACTGCTGTTGGTTATGGTTCCTTAGGTGCAAACACAACTGGTGCAGCTAACACATCTTTGGGCCATAATTCTATGGCACTTAATACCACGGGAACTCAAAATGTTGCTCTTGGTATGCAGACTTTATTTCATAACAATGCGGATGATAATACTGCAGTAGGTCATTATGCTTTAGAAAGCAATACTACAGGCTTTCAGAACGTAGCTGTAGGTAAGAGTGCTTTAGATGCTAATACAACTGCTAGTTCTTGTACTGCTGTAGGCTTTGAAGCGTTACTTTCCAATACTACAGGTATTAGAAACACTGCTGTCGGTAGAAAAGCTTTAAAACTTGTTACTACAGGTCAACAAAACACTGCTGTCGGTCAAGCTGCTTTGACTAACAATACTGGAAATAATAATACGGCAATCGGCCATGACGCATTAGTAACAAACACAACTGGAGTAAACAACGTAGCGGTGGGTTCTTTAGCTTTAGATGCTACTTCCACAGCCGACAACAACACTGCTGTTGGTTATGGAGCGTTGTCTGCATCCACAACTGGCGATAATAATACAGCTATAGGAAGAAGTTCTTTAGATTCTAATACAGAGGGTTATAAAAACGCAGCTTGTGGATACCTTGTACTAGAAAACGTCACAACAGGTTATCAAAACACAGGTATAGGCGATCAAGCTGGTACTAGAATTACGACAGGATTTAGAAACACTTGTTTAGGTAGCATAGCTGGAGCCAGTACTGGTCAAACAAGTGTTAACTGTACAGTAATTGGATATAATGCTCAAAATAGTGCTGATGATTCAATGAATCAAATTACTTTAGGTGATGCCAACATAACAACTTTACGATGTGCTGATACTTCAATTAGTTCTTTATCTGATAGAAGAGATAAAACTGATATTGTAGATTTACCTGTAGGTTTAGACTTTATAAATAGTCTTTTACCTCGTAAATTTAAGTGGCAATCTAGAGAAGGTTTGCCAGCTAAAGATGGCACAACAAGGGCTGGTTTTATTGCTCAAGAATTACAAGAAGCACAAACAGGTTCAGAATATCTTGATTTAGTTATGGATGATAATCCAGATAAATTAGAAGCTAAACAAGGAAAACTTATTCCTGTAATGGTAAAAGCAATACAAGAGTTATCAGCAGAAGTAAATGCTTTAAAAGCTGCGTAGATAACTGTTATAATTTAAATAAATATAATTTTTAAAAAATGGAAGAGAAGACAGCAGACGAAATTGCAGCGATTTTTAAAGCTGCAGGTGATAGTGTAAACCTTATTAATAACGACGCGGACTATGCTGCATATGTCACAAGAACTGAGTCTTCGGAGTCAGAAACTGAATGGAAAGAAATGATCACTAGAAATGTAGATCATTTAGAAATTATTAAAGGTTATAAGAAAACTGATGGATCAACTTCTATCTGGACAACAGAAGATTTTACAGATATTAATTCTGCTATAACTGCAGGAAAAGCATTAGTTGCTTGATCAATACGATAAAAGAGATAAAGTAAAATAAATATCTTTAAATTTATATGGAGATAGTAAATTTTTTTCTATCTAGACCATCCGTGTATACACTTCCTGGAACATGGGAAAAACAACCTTTAATAAAACACGGAAATTATGGTGGATTGCCACCAGAGGGTCAATTAGTTGTTATCATCCTTATATTGTTGCTTACAGTGACCGGATATGGACTGTATGTAGCATTCGGACCACCGAATAAAAATTTAACTGATCCTTGGGATGAGCACGACGATTAAACAAATTTTAAAATTTATCATTATATTTTCTGGTGTAGTAACTTTTTTTGAAATTTTTTCAATTTTTAGTTAATTTTTTAAAATATTTTCCGGCATTTTTAATTTGTTCTATTTTCTTTTTGCAGTGTTCACAATCACAAGTGCAATGTGGGCAATTGCATTTCTTTTCTAAAGCAGCTCTTGCTTGTTCAAAAAAAGGCAGATTTTTTAGTTTATAAGTCTGCAATTTTTAAGTGCAAATAATAATTATATTATACTTCTAAAAAACCATATAACCCTGCCACTGTTCCTACAATGACAAAGAATCCAAACTCTATAAGTGGATAGTAAGGGCTATAGAAAATTTTTTTCATGCATAGATGTAAGCACTAAGATCAGTTGCTAGATATGCAGCAATAATTAGTGTAAATAATAGATGGTTCATTAGGTTCCTTGATAAATAGGTGTCATTACACCACCACCTTCATCATCATCGTCATCATCATTAGCTCTTAAAACTAATTCAAATAAAACAACAAATCCTATGGGATAAAAACACCATAGGATTGCTTGAAAGGGTGATATTTCGTTTATTTGTGATAACTCATGCATTAAAAAATGCCAAAGAACATATGTCCTGTGAGTAAATCAGATGTTGCTGCTGCAACCAGACCAAGCATTGCAAGTCTTCCGTTAAGAGTCTCTGCTACAACTTTTTGCTGTTCTAATTTTTTTTCTTTCATTAGAAAATTCCAGGAATAATTTGTCCAGTTGTTACATATGCACCAACTGCTGCTACGAATCCAAGCATTGCTGCCCAGCCGTTAAATCTCTCTGCTTCAGGAGTCATGATAATAAAAAGGGTAATTTAAAAAATGCCAGGAATAATCTGACCAGTTGTTGTATAAGCACCTAATAAGGCTACAAATCCAAGCATTGCCCATCTTCCGTTAGCTTTTTCAGCTTCTAAAGGATAGCCTTGATAATTAGGGTCAACCTGTGGTCTAGGCTCGATTGAGTAGATGTTTTGGCGACCGCCTGATTCTGTAACTGTTGTCATTAGGATTTTATATCTTCTTTATATTTTACACTTGTTACATTTTGTTACAGTACTTAATATTACTTAACAAAAATAATATATGATATTAGATTTTCTTATATCTACTGCTGTGACTTACGTTCAGGCAATATAGTATCTGCTGATTTAAATTTTTCGTCAGAGTTTCGAATTACAAGACCTCTAATAAATGGTCTACCTTTCTTACTAAATTGTGTAATTTCTTTTAATCCAAGTTGATTTTTACAACAATCAAGGAGAAGGGAAATAAATCTTTTTTGTCCTACAGGTTTCGATCCAGTATCTTCGCAATATGTGCAGTAACTAGCATATAAATGAAAATTACTATTTACATATCTCTCTTTTGAATCTTTAGCTGCTGGTATTTTTTTACCTACAGCTGCTATTGATTCTGGCGAATGAACAACTTCTGATTGTAACCATTCTACTAAGTTATTACTTGTAAGTAATATGGAATTTCTTACAGTTCTAAGATGATCTACTTTTTCATATGTATCTAATAAATATTCTCTCATTTTTTTTGTATCCATTTCTAATACCCAATTAACCAATCCAGGTAAATAACTCTTCCATAAGCCGTTTACTTGGCCGTTTTCAAGCTTTATCATCTCTACTGCTTCAGAATTTTTATCCCATAAAGGTCTGTTAAATTCAATAGTTAATCTTCTTCTTGTAAGACCTGATGTGTTGTCAGTTGTTTGTATAGGTTCATTAGCACAAACCATAACCATTCCTGTATATACAAATGGTTCTCCAACATTTTTATTTTTCTCTTCGAATCTAAGATTATCCCCACCAGTAAGTGCTTTAAATATCTGTGCAGAGCCTCCGTATCGCTCTGAGTCGTTAATTAATGTAAGTCTCTTACCTTTTATAGATGCAATTTCAAAACGGCTTTGTTCTAGCTGATTCAGCGTTGTCGAAGCGTAATTACCATTGCCAATAAGAGCACAACATAAATTAGCAAAGGTTGATTTACCTCGTCCCCCTGGACCAATAACCTCCAAGAATCGTTGTAATTCATGACCTTTCCCTACTAAACAAGCTTTTAACCATGCTCTAAGTACCTGTACTCTCTCTTCATCATTATATTGAGTCTTTTTCAACCATTGAATTATAGGTCCCGAATTTGCATTAGGATCATAATCAAAATCTAAACCCCAAGTCAAATAATTTTCTTGATCGTGGGGTAAAAAATCTTTTGTACTCATTTCTAAAACACCATTACGAAAAGCTAATTTATCAGGATCATCATTCCAAAATGGTTGGGTAATATATGCTTTAGTTAAATTTGTGACATCAGATAAAAGATGAGATGTAAAACCACCAGGTGTTGGTATACTTTCCCTTAAAAATAAATCTTGAATGAAGTGTTTATATTCTTCTTTGTAATCCTCTCTTCTCCATGTACCTTTACTACTCTGATAAAACATAAAGGTATCATATTTAGGGTCATACCTCCATCCACATTGAATAACCATACCTGTAACCATCTCAGCTAGTTCAGATGCAGGAGGAGTCTTTGGTCTACCTTTACCGTTAATTTTGTCTTGAATAATTTTATTTTCTTTAATACTGGGTTGTCCTATTATCTCGTTTAATACTTCATTAACAAAAGGCATTGACATTTCAACATTGTCTTGTTTAAATAGTTTTTTTGCTTTTTCTTTTAGTTTATCTCCAGTTTCTACAACAAAACCTCCGACATCAATATATCCATCTTCCTTAGCCATAGCTCTTAGATGATGAAGACCACAATGATTTTCAGGGGCAGGGCCACCATCTACAACTTCGAAAGTTGACCATTTTCTTTGACAAACTCCATCTTCAAAATTATCTGCTTGCTTAGACCAATCAACCCAATCAGCTAATAATGTTTCATCAACCTGTTTTAAACTCATCCCAACCTTAAGCCAGTCGTCATAATCGGCTGCCCTCTGAGGATTAAGATGATCTAAATAAATCTTTGCCTCATTTAGATATTCTTCTTTTTGATATTCTGATCCCTCCTCATATTCTAAATTGACTTGTTGCGTAACAATTCCATGTTTTACAGGCTTTTTATATTTATTAGTTGGATAAGCTTTTGCTATTGCTTCATATAACCATTCAGGCATTTCAGGAGGATTTTGGGCGTATTCAAATCCACCATGAGAAGTTGTAAAGTATCCATCAGTATCAGGATGACTACCCATAATTGCTCCCTGACGAGATCTAAATAAAATTTCGAAAGATGGTACTCCTATTTTTATTGTTGCTTTATCTGGTAATAATTTTAATTTTGCTGCAGGAATGCTGAAGAGCATTCTCTGACGATCCGGTTTACCTGATGAGATTGTAAGGGTAGGTGGAAAAGCAGCTGATATAGGAGCTCCTGCAAGCTCCTCTAGATCTTTTATTGCTTCTGTTCCATCAATATCTACCCATACCAATCCTCCACTGTTTGACCATACTCCTGTAATTAATCCTACTCCTGTTGCCTTTCCCTCATTAAACTCACGTTTTATTTCATCAATTGAGTATGGTTGTGTAGTCCATCCAGCTACATATGCCCTTTTACCTTGTAATGGAGTCAGTGCCCAATCTGTAGGTATCAAATTAAAATTAATTTGACCTGCTTTTAAATGTTTATTTGGTTCTGGTGTTTCAGTTGGCATTATCTAATTATTTTTTTTGACTAACAAGTAGAGAGTAACTCTTATTTTCGACTAGGAAACCCCTATATATAGGGAAATTTTCTTTTTTCTTTGGATTTGTACCCCACAGTTAGTGTTGATATCCTTTAATTTATGCTACATAGACCTATCTATTTTTGGTCTATATTATCCCCATCTATCCCTTCCATTTCAATCACAGCCTTCTTTTTGGAGGGGAGAACCTCTTCGTAATATTTTGTAACTATATCCAACCATTTTTGTTTATATTTTTCAATGGTGTGTTTTTGAATTACAAATACTTGAGAACCTTCTTTTGTAGC